GGTATCTGTACAATGGCATTCAACCTTAACGGTTTCAACTTCAACCAATCAGTTGTAGATGCTAACGGTAAGATTGTTCCAACTTGGGGAGACGTTCTTAACAGAGCAAACTTGGGAATGGAAGTAATGCACGAAAGAAATGCACACAACTTCCCATTAGACCTAGCATCTGCTGAGTCTACAACAGTTGCTTTAACAGCACCTGCAATCGGTTAATTTATAACTGACAATTAAATCTAGGCACCTTCGGGTGCCTTTTTCATAGGAAAAATTAATGGTAGCATCTACTTTAAGAGCACCTCAAAGAGGTTGGTTTGATGTTCTTGATGACTGGTTAAAGAGAGATCGTTTCGTATTCGTCGGATGGTCTGGTCTTTTACTTTTACCTTGTGCATACTTGTCAATCGGTGGTTGGTTCGTAGGAACTACATTCGTTACGAGTTGGTATACACATGGTATTGCATCTTCATATCTTGAAGGAGCAAACTTCTTAACAGCAGCAGTGTCAACACCTGGTGACGCAATGGGTCATAGTCTCATGTTCCTCTGGGGACCTGAAGCACAAGGTTCATTTGTTCGTTGGGTTCAACTCGGTGGACTTTGGAATTTCGTAGCACTACATGGTGTGTTCGGACTCATAGGTTTCATGCTCAGACAATTTGAGATCGCAGGACTTGTAGGCATCAGACCTTACAACGCACTAGCATTCTCTGCTGTTATCGCAGTCTTCACTAGCATCTTTCTGATCTATCCTTTAGGTCAGCACAGTTGGTTCTTCGCACCTTCATTTGGTGTCGCAGCAATCTTTCGTTATATCTTATTCATACAAGGTTTCCATAACATAACACTCAATCCATTTCATATGATGGGAGTGGCAGGAATACTAGGTGGAGCATTACTATGTGCCATTCATGGTGCAACAGTACAGAACACATTGTATGAAGATACTTCTACTTACAGTAACGATCAATCAATGAGTTCTACATTCAGAGCATTCGATCCTACACAGGAAGAAGAAACATATAGTATGATTACAGCAAACAGATTCTGGTCACAGATATTTGGTATTGCTTTCTCTAACAAGAGATTCTTACACTTCCTTATGTTGTTCGTACCTGTCATGGGTATGTGGACATCATCTATAGGTATTGTAGGTCTAGCACTTAACTTAAGAGCATACGATTTTGTATCTCAAGAGATAAGAGCAGCAGAAGACCCAGAGTTCGAGACTTTCTATACAAAGAACATTCTTTTAAATGAGGGTATGAGAGCATGGATGTCATCTGTTGACCAACCACATGAGAACTTCGTGTTCCCAGAAGAAGTATTACCTCGTGGTAATGCCTTGTAATTAACAAATTATATGCTATAATGAGGGTATAACAACCCTCTTTTTTTATGCTTGAAGTGATTTGCCAGAACGACCCTTACAGGTATGTTGAAATGCCCGACCTCCTTCCCAATGGCAAAGGAGACTATCGTATCCAGAAGTGGAATAATTACAATGGTTACAAAGACATGTATCTTTGTGATAATTTGATGCAGTTAGAAACTGCTATTGAAGATTTTGAATACACCAAATGGTTAGACCCTGCAGGTGTTCCATGTTATGTAAAAGATCACGCAACAAGTAATGATTAGTCAACACATGTATCCATTCTATAGAGTGTATGATGAAAATGGTGATCAGTATTGTGATTGTAGTCACGAAGAGTATGCAATCAAAACTTTATGGTTACATAGAGAATATCAAAATGAGATATTTACTTACCAAAAAATCAATGCACCCATCTTAGATCAAACAGTTGATGTAACAGCAACAAGAGAAAAAGAATTGCCTGGTCAACAAGGTCTTCCTAAAGCAAAAGAAAGACTTCCTTTTGAACCAGAAGATAAACAATTACAACACAGTATTTTGGAGGAAATTATTTAATGCCACTATTTTTAATCGTCTTAGGTGCCTCATCAGTTGGTGCTGCTCTTGCTCTTTATATTCTTAAAAAGTATGACCCCCACAATTAATTTTAAACAAACAAGTGACGAACCATATGATCGTCATCATTACAAAATAGTTTCTAAACACTTTGCTACTTTTATTGTAGAATCTTGGGACGAGGTTCAAGAGTGGTGGTGGAATCATTGTAATATGTTTGATTTTGATGCAAGGATAGTAGTCCTAGACAAACCAAAAGAAAAATCCAAAGGATTTAAGTAATGAAGGAGTTTGATTATGATCTCGACTATAAGAGACTTGATTTTACAGACGAGGAGACTCGTAAACTTTATCGTATTGGAAGGGGAGAGCAAGGAGTTCTACTGGTTCGCCCTTATACTAACGATATATGTAATCATTGGAGATTTAAGACACCAGAGATTGCAGTAGAATCTGCTAACCATATCTTTGGAATGTATCTTGACTATCGTGATGAAAAAGATTTCATCGGTATGGATATGTGTCGTAAATTTTTAGAGATGGGTTTCACTAGATCAAGACGCTATGCTAACCATAGAGATGGTAAGAAGTATAAAGATGGTGAAGTATTGCCACAAGAACCTGACCATGCTACATGTGATTTTGCTAAATCTGCACAAATCTTTAAAAAAGTTAGAGATATTGTCGCAAAGAATAAAACATATGTTACAATGAGGAAAGAGTGGAGATCATCTGAATGAATATCTTTGTAACTGATCCTTCAGCAGTAAAATCTGCACAGGTATTACCCGACAAACATATCGTCAAGATGCCATTAGAAACATGTCAAATGTTATCCATTGTTGCATCAGAAAAATGGGGTCATAGTTTTGGTACACTACCAAAGTTAGATGGCACACCATACAAGACAGACAAGGGTGCATTTCGTAATCATCCTTGCACTATCTGGGCACAAGATAATTGGACATGGTTGATTGTACATGGTCTTGCTTTATGCTATGAATATACTCATAGGTATGCTAAAATACATAGTTGTCAGCATACAATAGAACATGCTGTAAAAATATTTCCACCACAAGATCATGATCCTAAATCTTTTGCGTTCGCAGGACCCGACAGGTTTAAATATGACACAAGCATTGACACTTTTACTGCTTACAAGCGTTATATATCGAGCAAACCTTGGGTTGCATCTAATTATCTTCGTGACCCATCCCGACAACCAGATTGGGTATGACTAAGATATGGAAGATCTGGAAGTATGCTCTAGGATCATTCAACGATGAAACAACTAAGAAGTATGATGATATTATATGCATCATTAGATCTTTTATCTTTATACAATTAGTTGTTACTAACTGCTTTATTGTTGCAGGTAATATTAGACATTGGAACGACCACCACACCCCACCGACTTATGAAACTGACACAAGAAATCATTGATCAGATCCAAGAAGCAATGCTTCACACTAAAAAGAATGGTGACATTAACTGGCAAGATAGTGATGAGATTGAAGTACAATTAGCAGGAACATTTGCTGCTGATAGATTTATTGTTATTAAGAACAGGACAAAAGATCCAGTAGTTTCTGCTGCTCCACATCCTTACTTTGATTATGAGAAAGGTGTCTTTACTAAAGATGGTAGAGAAGAATACATGAAGGAGTTAAAGAAAAATGATTAACCCAGAGTTACAACAAATTCTAGAAAAAAATAACATACTATATGGTCAGACTACTGAGCATCCGTTCAGAGTTGTTTGTAGAAACTATGCTACTGGTTCTATGGTCACAGATACTATAGGTATAGAAGATGGTCAGAATATTTTTCATGTAAAAGAAACAGCACATGCTGATGGTGGTAAAGGACATCATGCTCCTATTGTTGAGTTCTTTTTAAAGACTGACAAGACTCCTTTACTTACATTTGATAGAGTAAGGTTGATGGGTTATCGAGTTGAACCATATGTTATGAGAATAATAGACATAGATTATATACTGAAAGATTTGTTTCAACAGATTGGTTTTACTCTAGTTGATTTTGAAGCAGGGTTTGGTAAAGATGATGATGGTCGTTTCCTTCTTCACGATTTAGATATTGATAACATGACAATTTGGAAAAACAATGTAGATAATAAGTATCTCATTGGAGCACACAAATATATACTAAAACATCTATTGGAGGTATCTTAACATGCATGGTAATTTAGAACCAGAAGAGGATTGGTTTAGACCAACACCTAAAGATTCTGTTAATGATCTATGGGAGGACATGGATCGTCTCAATGCTTTGTATGAAGAGATGATGTGGCCACACAATGATACTTTAGAATTCATACCAGACCATGCTAACGATAGAATAATAATACAGAATAGATCTAGAAAAGGTTTATGACCACCCATACTATATTTCCTACAGTAATTGCGAAGTCATATGATTCTCAATTTGATTTGGTTAAAGATGATTTAGTAGCATGGATGACTAACTATGCTAAAACTTATCCAACCAATAGTAGGAGTAATATAGATGGGTATCAAAGTCCTGATGATTTTTGGGAGATGGATGCCTTCGCACCATTTCTTAATTACATGAGTCCAAGAATCTTAGACTTGGTAGAAGAGTATCGTAATCATGATGAGACTTCTTTTGAATTTGAACCACAACTATCTAACATGTGGTTCAATATAAATTACAAGCATAACTATAATGTAAGTCACACACATCCTGGTTGTGTGCTTGCTGGAGTTTTCTGGGTTAGTTGTCCAAAACAATCAGGAGAATTAATTTTTCATCATCTAGATGAACATAACTTTGCTCCTATACAACATACTAATATTACCATACCACCTGTTGAGGGTGGCATGTATTTGTTTCCTGGTTCTTTATATCATCATGTTAGTATGAGTTATTCTGATGAACCTAGATTTTCAATTGCTTTTAATTTATTTGAACCATGAGAATTACTGACGACACTCTTGAGAAAGAATATTTTTCTATGCTACAAGGAGTTGTGATGGGTCATAACTTTCCTTGGGAGTATCAAGCAAGAGTAGCAAATCCTTGGGAAAATAATAACGAGCATTTTTATTTTGTGCATAGATTATATGAAAGATTCTCTCCAGTAAGTTCTTTCATGGAACCATTAGATGATTATCTAATCAAAGTTTTAAATGTTAAGTCTATAATTAGAGCAAGAGTTTTATTGTATCCTAATCAAGGAAAATTTATTGAGCATGATCCTCATGTAGACTTTGAGTATAGTCATAATGCAGCACTGTTATATTTTAATGACAACGATGGATATACTAAGATGGAAGACGGAACTAAGATAGAAAGTGTTGCTAATAGAAATGTAATTTTTGATGGATCTACACCACATAATAGTACGAACTGCACAAACGAAAAAGCACGGTTTGTATTAGCGGTTAATTACTTCTAATAAATAACTAGAAGCAATACTATAAAATCTTGTAATGCCGACTCGCATTAAACCAAAACGAAGTATTACGCAGGGTCAGATTCCTGGTCTTAATGATCTGGAAGATGGAGAAATGGCTATTAATATTGTAGACCAAAAGATCTACATTAGAAGTGGCAACGCTGTTGAAACCGTAGCACAAGCTGCTACTGGTGCAACTCCTGTCTTCGCACAGTTGACTGGTCCTCTATCAACACAACTTGTTGTGAATAAGAGATACCTTGCTGATACCAATGGTGGTGTTATCAATGCCACTATGCCACAGGTCAACTTATCAGCTGGAGACAGCATTGAGATAGCAGACGGTGGCCAAAGTTGGAATATAAATAATGTTACATTGACTTCAGCCAGCCATCAATTTAAGGATGCGATAGGAAACATTGATGATGGACCTGTAAACTTAGATGTTTCAGGTGTAACCGTTATGTTTTTATGGACAGGTAGTTATTGGAGAATAGTTAGTTAAAATGGCATTAACATTAAGCAACGCACATTTCCAACCTCAAGACTCTACAGGGCATTTTGTTTATGCTTTGAGAAGAGATGAGTATTCTATGCTATACCTTACTAAGGTGAGCACTGCTTCTACCACTGAAAGCTTTGAACCATTCCGACTCGATGGAACGCAAGTTGAAGAGTTTGGAGATTATGAGGATTATGTTGAGGAAGTTACTGAGCAAAAGGCGACTGCCAATAATCCGCAAGATAAATATCAACAGATACGATTTGATCGTCGTAACTTAAATTATTTCCTAGATTCTGATGGATACTTAATCCTTCAAGTCAATGGAACCCATTCATACACTGGACCTGTTTAACGAGTAACTAACAATGGCAGAATTTAGACTTGGCAGACTGAAGTTCAACTGGCGTGGAGCATGGGCAGCATCTACCGCATATGTAATAGATGACATCGTTAAATACGGTGCTAGTTCATATGTGTGTACTGTTAACCATACTTCTGACGCTAGTGCTACAGGCTTCCCAAACGACTCAGCATACTGGAGTTTGCACCTTACAGGTCAGAACTTCGCTGGAGATCTAACGGTGAGTACTGGATATGTTGTCCAGGATATCGTTAAAGAAGGTGGTAACCTATACATTTGTACAGCACAGAATACTTCAACTGGTATTCAAAGTAACTGGTACGCAAACGACTACCCACAGTATTGGGATATCTATGCAGAGGGCGTAAACTTTAGAGGTGCCTTTGCTACTGATACTTACTATGGTATTAATGATGTAGTTGAATATGGTCCTCAACTATATCGTGTTACATCACCATTCCAATCACCATCAGACCAGACTGCCACTGGTGTATCAACATCCCCACATGATATTTCAGGTGTTGGATCAGACGGATTCTTCCCTCCTGCAGCAAACTTTGCTCCATTCTCTAACGGAATAGAGGGTAAAGGAGAGTATGATTCTAGTGCAAGATATGAGAGAGGAGACCTCGTAGAATTTAGTGGTTCTGCTTATGTTGCTATAGGTACTAACCCAAGAGGAGATCAGCCAAACCAAAACCCAGCTCTATGGTCTAACTTAGTTCAAGGTATTGGTACTGGATCTGGTGCGACATACGATAAGACAAAACAATATGGTAAAGGTCAGATTGTTACCTACGGTGGTAACTCTTATATTGCTGACCAATTAATAATTAATAACGACACACCACCAATCGGTGCTGGTATTACTGATGTTGATACTGGACAAAATGGTTGGTCTCTACTTGTTAGAGGACAAAAATGGAGAGGTACTTGGAGTAACTCTAATTACTATGAGCAAGGTGACTTAGTTGAGTACTCAAGTTCTGCATATGTTTCTGTTGCATCTTCTAACTTAAATGTTCAACCTGGTACTGCTGTTACCATGTGGCAAGCATTTGCTATAGGTGATAGTGCAGCACTCTTAACAACTAAAGGTGACATCTTAACTAGAGATGGTACTGGTCCTTCAAGACAGGGTATTGGTACTCAAGGTACATTCTTAAGAGTATCAAGTACTGATGAAGTTGAATGGCAGTATGCTGGACAAAGAACAAAAATATATTTCATTGACGCACAGCAAGGTTCAAACGATAACTCTGGTCTAACTCCTGACGATGCATGGCAGAATATTTCCTACGCATCTACTGCAGCACAGAAAGTATCTAACATTACTAACTTTGTTTATGATAATACTTCTGGTATTGCAACTGTTACTGCTGCTAACCACGGTCTATTCCCAAGAGGTGACATCAGACTTTCTGGTATAGCATTCACTTGTGCTCCTGGTTTCTCTGGTTTAACAACTACGATTTTCCCAGATGGTACACAAGGGTTCTACTTTAAAGTTGACAGTGTAACTGACTCTGATACTTTCGTAACCAATGTCAGTATCTCAACTATCGCACACACATATGTAAGTGGTGGTACTGTTACTGACTCTTCACCTGTTATTATCAAACTATCTGCTGGTGTATTCTCTGAAGAGTTACCAATTACTCTACCTAAGAACTTCTCAATTGCTGGTGATGTTCTAAGAGGTTCAACAATTCAACCTGCTCCTGGCATATCAACTGAGGGTGTTATTCCTAACGCTCGTCAGACTATGTTCTTTGTGTCTGACTCTACTACAGTTCAGGCAATCACAATGCGTGGTTTGCAGGGATTTGATTATGATGTTAACGATCCTTTCGAGACTGATAAGTGGCAAATTAAGACTGGTGTAGGTACTACTGCATGTGGTGTATACTTCAGATTAAACCCAACCGATCCTATTCTAAACCGTTCACCATACATTAAAGACTGTACTGCATTCTCTGATGTTTGTCTTGATGGTACAGGACATCAAGGTGCTATTGGTATCTTTATTGAGGGTGGTGTCCACAACTTAGCACCTGAAGGTGCTGGTGGTAAATCGATGGTGTTCGATGCCTTTACGAATATTCATTCGGGTGGTGTAGGATTCTTCCTAGAAGATGATGCTCTCGCTGAGATTGTATCTTCCTTCACATACTATTGTGCATTCGGATATGTATCTGATGATGGATCAGAAATTAGATCTCTATCAGGTAACAACTCTTATGGTACTTACGGTGCTATTGCATGTGGATTCTCTACACTAGAGACTCCTAGATTCGGTAGGATGTTCGGTGATAAGATGACAACTGTTGTTGGAACTTATGTTGGAACTCTTGCTGTTGGTGCAACAATGCGTGGTACTGTCTCAGGTGCTCGTGCTGAATTAACTAACGATCAGTCTGCATCAGATGCAATTTACTTCAAGTACTTCGTTGGATTTGGTAACACATTCTTAGACGCTGCTGATATTAACCCTGCGGTTGGTATTGGTACAACAGTCTTCACTCCTGGCGAATATGTTGAGGTTGACTCTGTTGGTGCTGGTGCTACTGGATACTTTAGAATGGGTACTGGTTCTAATGCAGCAAATGGACAGGCAGATATCCTCTTTGAGGTTACTGGACTCTCGACAACACCTATTGTTGGTGATGCTTTAGGATTCACTACTGTTGGTATGGGATTCTCTGATACTAATACTTACATCTTAAGAGCTATAACAAACTATGTTGCTGGTAATAACTACACTCCAAGTGCAGGTTCCTATAACCCATCAACAGGTATCGTACAGTTGACATCTAATAATCACGGTATGATGGTTGGAGATAAGATTCAACTAACACCTAACTCATTAACATTTACTTGTTCTCTAGATGGTGGTGTTGCTCAGAAGACTTATCCTCGTGCTACAGGTACAGGTGTTAACGCTGGTAAAGCTGACCCATTACATAGAACATTAGTTGCTCTATCTGCAACGACTGTTAATACATTCTCCTTCCAGTCACTAGAAAATATTCCTTCTACAAATACAAGTGCTCATACATTTGTAAGTGCAGCAACTAATGCTGTTCAGCAAGCGAATGGTCGTGCAACAATTAATGTGGCACCTGGTAAGGGATCTGCTCCTAAGTCATTCGACAATCAAGAGTTTGCAATGAGAAGTAAGTTCTCTAAACTAAGACTTACTGGTCATGACTTCCTATTGATTGGTACAGGTAACACTGCACAAACAAACTATCCTAACACTGATGAGAATACAGCATCACAGGGTAATGAAACTAATGTAACTAACTCTGGTAAGATCTTCTTCGTATCAACTGACCAAGGAGGTAACTTCAGAGTTGGAGAATACTTCTCTGTTAACCAGTTAACTGGTGCTGCTACCTTGGATGCTTCCGCTTTCAACTTATCTGGTTTGACAGAACTAAGACTGGGTGCTATCGGTGGACAGATTGGTGAAGCGATTAACGAATTCTCCTCTGATGAACTTATGTCTGGTGATTCTAACCAAGCATGTCCTACAGAGAAAGCAGTTCGTGGATTCTTAACAAGAGGTAAGATGGATTCCACATCAGGAATCTTAGTTCCACCTAGAGGTTCTCAAGCAGGAAGACCTACTGGTAACGCACTACTTAATGGTGGACTTCGCTACGATACTGATACAAACAGTTATGAATACTACAACGGTTCAAACTGGTTACCTGTAGGTGCATATCAGAATGTCGATGCTACTTCTGGAGTTACTGCCTCTAACAAACAGCAAATCTTCTGTAACACAACAGGTGGTGGATTCACTGTTACTCTACCTTCCTCACCAATCAAAGGTGATAGCATTAGATTCTTCGATGTTACCAAATCATTTGATTCAAACGCACTAACAATTGGTAGAAACGGTAACCCAATCATGGGTGACGCTGCTGACCTAACAGTTAATACTGAGGGTGCTGCATTTGAACTTGTGTTCTATGATGGCACACAAGGATGGAGAATCATTACCATCTAATAGATTCATGGGGGTTAAATACCCCCTTCTTTCATAAATACAACTAACGAACCACCATTCGGCTTAAACAATGGCTAATTATCAAACATATAAAAAGATACAGGGGGATCAGGCAGTCATACCAGACTCTCTAGGTCCAGGACAGGTTACTGGTCTATCGACTGGTATCCAATGCCGAAGTTTCTACTTCAACTGCTGTAATAACAACCCATGTAACGGAGGATGTTGTTATCAATGGACTGTACCTTCTAAAGTTCAAACAATTCAATTTGAAATTATATCTGGTGGAGGATCTGGTGGTCCTGCTAGATGCTGTGGTGGTGGTCCTGGTACTGGTGGTGGCGGTGGTGGTTACGCTACTAAGACAGTCTATGCAAACTGCGGTCACTTTACTGCAGGTGCTACACAATATACAATCTGTGCTGGTTCAAGTAGTAGATGTTCATGTTGTGGATGTTGTAATGGACGAACTGGTTGTGGATTTTACGGATGTCCTTCTTATGTTCAGGGTGGTGGACTAGGAACTTTCTGTATGCAAGGTGGAACATATGGTGTTAAGCGTTGTACTTCTAGTTGCTATACTTGTCTTAAGCAAGCACAAAGAAACAACTGCTTCAACGGTTGCTCTGCATCATGGCCTGATTCACAAGATACAGCATCTTCAATGAACAATGAGAACGAATTCTATATTTGTGGTGTTTCTGGTGGAGAATTAAAGCATGTTAACTGTCACTCTGGTGCATGGTCAGTTGCTTCTACACCTCCAGGTCCTTGGTCTGCTAATAGAAACTTTGGAACAAACCGTTGTTCATATGGTAATGCTAGAGGATGTTGCTCATCACCATCTATCTGGCCTGGTGGAGGAGGACACTCTGGATCTACTCAAGGTGGACAATGTTGGGGAGATCACGGTAACGGCGGTTTAGTTGTTGTGACTTCATGGTCTTAATTATAAATAACAAATGAGGGAGTACACCTGAACAAAACCAATGGCAAACATTACTAAAACAGTATTATTTCCTGTTCCTACAGTATGGATGGGACAGGCACAAGACACAACAAGGACAGGAATCTGTACTTATGTCGGACCTCAGAATATAACATTCTGGTACGAGAATAAAGGATCAGATGCATCACCTGACTGGCATCAAATGCATGCATTTGAAACTGGAACAGAGACTAGAGATGCTCCAGCAGATGCTAAGATAGTTACTTTAGATGCTGATTTGTATCCAATGAATGCTATCGCATGTTATGGTGGTATTGAAGGTCCTTATCAGATAGAAACTCCTTCAGGTCCTGACTCAGAACCTAATCCTATTCTTAATGACTATCTTCACTTCCAAGAAGTGTTTGATATGCTTTCATTAGAGTATGATCATACTAATAGTAAGTGGCCAAGAGATCCTGTCTTCTCTAGTGATGCTACAGAGTGGAACAATACACACAGCGAAGGAACTACTGCTGCTGATTCACATACATTTGGTTGGGAATGGGTAAGAGCAACTAGAGACTCTCTTTTAAAACAATCTGATGATAAGATTCCTAATGATGCTCCTACTAGTTTTAGTTCACCTTGGAAAGATTACCGTCAGAAATTAAGAGACCTTCCTACAACTTGGGCAGGTATAGGTACAGAAACATTTAGAATTGTATGGCCACATGAACCAGATGATATTGCTAATAGTGGAGATGCTGCAGACACTAGTGATTTCTGGAGTGGTGGTACATCTAAAGCAGCAGAGGATATAGATCCTTAAGGATGCAAAACGAAATGTAACTTTTTATTCCAAAATTTCGGGAAAAATTTTCTCGGAATTTTTTTGTCTCTGAGGATTTTATTATGTTTGAACTGAACTCTAATCGTAAAGAAAAAGTAATTAGAAATATTGGTCCTGATAAGAGGACTGCATTGGTCGTAGATAATTTTTATGATAATCCTAGTGAACTAAAAGAACTAGCAGTACAAGCAGAGAAGTGGAGAAGAAATGAATTAATTCAAGGTCTTCCAGGTGAGAGATGTTATATAGAGACAACAGAATTTAAAAAAAATACTAAAGAATTATTTGATAAGTATTGTTATGATGAGAGTCTATGGAAACATAGAATGACTTATCAAATGTATGAAGCTCACTGGGATAACGCAGGGTTCTTATGTAATGTAATGAATTCTAATTCTCTCAATGCAAATCCTTTTTTAAGTTTACCTCATCAAGATGCATACTCTCAACCATATCAAGATGATAGTGGTGGGTATACAGATGAGCATGGTGTTACTCGTGGTATAGTTGGACAATGTACTCAATCAACTTTTGATTATAATAGATTTGGTATAGTTATCTTTTTAAATTACCCTGATGAGTGTCATGGTGGTACTAATTTGTATTCTTACAAAGGACAAATGACATTGCCTTATAATGTTATGGATTATATTGATAAACCAGAAAATTTTGATGAGTTGGTTGGGATGGATCAGGATAGGGTATGGGATTATATTCATAAATGGATGCGTGGAGGATACGATGGAGTATGGAAGGTTGAACATGAGTTTGAAATGGTGTATAATAGAATGATAATGTATGAATCTGATGTATTACACTCCCCAAACGCTGATCCCACCATGTTTAAGGATGGGTATGACCGTATAAATCAGGTTGTTTTTTTATGACTATATAAATTGTTGATGTGATAGTATGAGATCTAAAGTATTCTTTATTAATGGTGGAGCAGGTAGAGTAGTTGCTTCCATCCCTGCACTGGAAAAATATGCCGAAACTCATGACGATTTTATAATCGTCTGTGAAGGTGGTATGAATTTCTACAGAGGGCATTCAATATTACATAAGTATGCCTATGATAATTGGCATAAAGGATTGTTTGAAGATAAGATTAAAGATAGAGATTGTGTAACACCAGAACCATATAGACAGTGGCATTATTATAATCAGAAGTGTAGTCTTGCTCAAGCATTTGATATAGAAATTAATGGTTTAGAAGAACCTAGAGAATTACCAGCACCCAATATTACCTTGGCAAAAGGTGAGGGTATTCAAGGAATGCAGTTGGTTGATGAAGCAATAAGCACTACAGGAAAAGAAAAAGTTATAGTTATCCAACCATTTGGTAGAGGTATCATGGATACTGGTGGGTATATGTTTGACCCTACCTCTCGTAGTTTTAATCTATCAGATATTAGCACCATCATTAATAATTTAAAGAAAGATTATTGTGTGATTGTAATGTCTGAGTTCCCATTCCAGACAGAAGAGGGAGAATCTAAGGATGCATATATTGTTCCTAACATAGAAGACATTCGTATCTGGGCAAGTATTATAGACAGAGCAGATCATTTCTTAGGATGTGATTCTGTTGGTCAACATATTGCTAAGGCAGTTGGTAGTACAGTTACTGCTGTGATTGGATCAACATATCCAATTAATATATCCTATCCAGATGATTCAAAATTTGATATAATAGATCTAGGTGAAGATAGAAGAACTTTTTCTCCTATCAGATTAACTATGGAAGATTATCAAGACATACAAAATGATGAGTGTATGTCTATGACTGAGAAAGATATCTCTGCAGTAATTAAATCATGTAGAGATAGACTTGGCAAATCTGTCAAGAAAAAAGTTGTACAAGCAGAAACTAAGGGGTTCGGTAAATGACACAGTGGATTGCTGGCATAGCAAGAGGACACAACGGAGGTGTCTGTCTTCTTAAAGATGGTGAAATTGTATTTGCTGTAGAAGAGGAGAGAATTTCTCGTCGCAAGTATGATGGTGCTCCTCTTGCATCTATGATGCTAATCAAAGAGTATACTGATAAACTAGACTATCTCGTCATTGCTCACACTCAGATGGCAGCAAAAGATGCTCCTGTATTAGAATATTCTTTTGAATCTGCCTATGTAGGTCTTGCAAGGAAGATGGGATTGATCGATGATAATTCTGGTCAAGATCCAAAGAAAGGACATTCACAAGTTATAGACTTAGGAAATATACACCATAAGTTACATGCTGCGTGTGCATTCTATCGTTCTGGATTTACTGAAGCAGCAGCGTTAGTAGTTGATGGTGCAGGTACATTTATTGACTTCTCTATCATGGATAGACAGGAGACAGTATGGGAAGTTGAATCTATATTTGATTGTACTTATCCTAAAGAAATTAATACTGTGTGGAAACATCTAGGTACTAGAGGACCTGCTACTACAGCAACCATTCCTGACATGGAAGCAAAGGAAGTTTACCCTACTGAGAAAGGAACCTTTGAGTATCTACTTGACGAGACTTGTGGTATTGTGAAAGCATACGAGGCAGTTACACAGTATTGTGGATGGCATGCTATTGAGGCAGGTAAAACTATGGGTCTATTTCCATACGGTAAACCTAATCCAGAAGTACCCAAGATCTTTAAGAAATTTGGTACGGTAGATAGGAATGTAATGATACCTACCTATCCAAATGCAGGACATGTTAATGTACATGAGTATCCTTTCCTTGATGATCATCCAGATCCTGATGATCCTAAATCAGATCTAACTAAGTATCAGAACAGAAGAGACTTAGCATATGCAGTACAAACTGAGACACAAGCAGCAGTCTTAAAACTTATTCGTAAGGCAGTTGAGATGACTGGTAAAAAGAATATAGTATTGTCTGGTGGATATGGATTGAATTGTGTTGCGAACTACTGGTATCTTGAACAGTTAAAAGATGAAGGTATTAATTTATTTGTAGAACCAGTTAGTAATGATGCTGGTACTGCTATTGGAGCAGCATTATATATTTACTATAAGACATTACAACCATTTCAAGTTGAAGATGCACTTAAACCTCAGATAAACACATTATATCTTGGTCCTCAATATAATTATTCTTTAGATGATATTATAGAGGTTAGTGATAAGTATGATGGCATTGTTAATTATGCTAATCATGAAGATATAATTAAGTTGATTACCTCTGAAAATATTGTAGCAATGTTCCAAGGTAAGTCGGAGTCTGGTCCTCGTGCTCTTGGTAATCGTTCTATATTATATGATCCTCGTGATCCCGAAGGTAAAGACTTTGTTAATACTGTTAAGCATCGTGAATACTTTAGACCATTTGCAGGTACTATTCTAAAGGAACATGTACATGATTGGTTTGACCTTCGTGGTATGGATGAGACTCCATTTATGATGTATGCTGTTGAGTGTAAACCAGGTGTTGAAGAAAAGATTCCTGCTATTATTCATGTAGATAATACATGTAGAATTCAAACTGTAACAGAAGAACAAAATAAAAATTATCATGAATTAATTAGTGAGTTTTATAAACAAACTGGTTGTCCTATCCTGTTCAATACTTCTTTCAATTTAGGTGGTGAACCTTTAGTTGAAACATTAGAAGATGCTGTTAAAACCATTGCCAATAGTGACATTGAATATCTTTACTTACCTGAGTATGGTAAACTAATTACTATTAAGAATGACAAATAATGTAATGGTCATTGATGATTTTATTGATTTAGAATACCAAGAAAAAATTAAAACTATTCTATTTGGTGAGGAAAGACCTGACATGGAACAGTTTCCTTGGTATTATCTCGACGATGTTACAGCATCTGGTGATAGTGATAGTCAGCATAGACCAGGACTTTCTCATGTATATGTTGACTTACCTTATGAAGATGAAAGAGATTTAAAAACTGGAACTATCAACTCTAATGTTTTAGGAGGACATATAATAAGTGAATACCATGAATTATTTGTTCCTTTACTTGAAACAGTTGTTCGTAAACTTGGATTAAATCAGGCAACAGTTCTTCAAGGTCGTTCTTTTTTACAATTTCCAATAAACACAGATGGAACTATTGACAAACCACACATAGATATTCATGGTAATAACAAATTTGTAGTTGCACTTTACTATGTTTGTGATAGTGATGGCGATACAGTTATATACAATGAACAAATAAAATCAGAAAAATATACCATCAATCAAAGAGTCACACCAAAACAAGGTAGAATAGTTATATTTGATGGTCATCTCTACCACACAGCAGAGCAACCTACAAAGAGTAATACTAGATGTATTGTCAATTATAATCTAGGACTATGAGTAAAACATTTATACATGAAAAAAAGTGGGTCAAAGTTTTTGTTAATGGAACCTTTGATCTCTTACATCCTGGTCATATAGCACTACTAAACCATGCTAAATCTCTAGGAGATTATGTTGTTGTTGGTATTGATACTGATGACAGAGTGAAAGAAAAAAAGGGAAGTAATCGTCCGATATATAATCAGGAAGACAGAGGATTAATGCTCATTGCTTTGTCAGCAGTTGATGAAGTAAGTTACTTTAGTAGTGATGAATCTCTTGAAGCATTGATAAAAGATGTCAGACCTGATATAATGATGGTTGGTTCCGATTGGAAAGGTAAGTCAGTCATTGGTAAACACAGTGCTGGCAAATTAATATTCTTTGATAGGATTGAAAAGTATGCGACTAGCAAGACAATACAATGTATTATTGATAGGGGATAGTTGCACCGATGAATGGGTGTACGGATCTTGTGATCGTTTAAGTCCAGAGGGACCTATCCCTGTCATGAAATATCAGGAGAAGCAAAGTGCACCTGGTATGGCAGCAAATGTCAATGAAAATTTAAAATCTCTTGGTATTAATGTAAATTTCATAACAAACAAAGAAAAGATAACAAAGACTAGGTATGTAGATCAGAAATCTAATCAACAGATCATGCGTCTTGATACTGAACCAGATGTAACACAAATACAACAACATCAAATTATGATCGCAGCAATGCATCAACAATATGATGCCATAGTTGTATCAGATTACAATAAAGGATTTGTTAACCTTGATTTGATTCATGATTTAGCAAGGAAGAATCCAAATATAAAAGTTTTTATTGATACTAAGTCAACTACACCTCCAAGAAGAGGAAATATAGTATACAAAATTAATCAGAAAGAATTTGAAGCATTACGATCTGATCATATTCCTAACTCTAGTAATTGTATAGTTACTATGGGTGCTAATGGTGCTCTATGGAACAAGAAACAATTCCCAGTACCTATTGTTAGAACATTTGATGTGACTGGTGCAGGTGATACATTTTTAGCAGCATTAGTCTTCTATTATATACAATTAGATTCTATGGATGAGTCTATTGCTTTTGCTAATAAGGCAGCAGCAATAGCAGTTGAGAATCCTGGTACATACACACTAACAATGGAGGATGTTGATGAGATATTGCGTTGATATTGATAGTACTATATGTACGCCTGGTTCATGTGGAAATTGTAGGTATGAGGGTTCTACACCTATGCAAAGTAGAATAGATAAACTTAATAATTTGTATGATGAGGGTCACTATATAATATACTTTACTGCTCGTGCTATGGGAAGGTCTAGTGCTTTACCATATGATGAGGCAAAGAAAAAGGCAGAAGATCTATTCAAACCTCTTACTGAAGCACAATTAAAGATGTGGGGATGTAAGTATCATGAATTGATTATGGGTAAACCACATGCTGACATCTTTATAGATGATAAAGCAATGAATAGTGAGGATTATTTTGAAGGAAACTAAACCAAAATTTGTACCAAAAGGATGGGGTTGGGAGAAATGGATTGCCAACTCACCTGAGTATTGTGGAAAGTTACTGTTTATTAAGAAGAACCACAGATGCTCATGGCATTATCATATACTGAAGGATGAGACTTTTTATTTACAGTCGGGTAAGATTCATTTATTCTATGGTAAGACGGATAATTTAGAGGATGCGAAGACAATGATATTAGAACCAGGTGATAGTTTCCATTGTTGTAGAGAGACTAGACATCAGATGGTAGCAATAGAAGACGCAGAACTATTTGAATTTTCTACACAACATTTTGACTCCGATTCAAACAGAGTTATACCTGGAGATACTCTTTAACTGTTTTAAATTTGTAATCTTTTAACCATTTCATGTCAGCTATGGTATAATATTGATACTTACCCTTAAGAGGAGGCGGAAATGGTATTTGAGTCGATTGGCACCCAGTTTTTAGTGAAACTAATTGAGCTACAGTGCCAATTGCTGTTGGCGACCCTGTGCCAAGATCGTATATGCCCGAACCTGCAGTGTTCGATAACACAACATTTACAAGATCCCCAACCCACACATAATCACGATGTATCTGATCGCTCCCCTCAAAGGGATGCACCTGACCTGTGGCAGACTGCCACTGAAACTGAGAGACCAAACTTGCCATAGTTCCTTTATGGTATTCACCTGATCCATATACATTAAAGTATCTGAACCCTTGAATATGTACGAACCTTTCAATGTTATCTAAGACCCAGTAATCCACTGTTGCTTTAGATAATGCGTAGTAATTCAAGGGATTTATAATGCCTTGTTGATTACCGTAGACAGATGCTGAACTGGCATACTTAACAGGGATACCATGCTCAATTGCCTTCTCAAATAATTTAATACTATAATCAATATTATATTTGTGTATCATCCCAAGGTCTTTGTTGGTCGTAGAGGACAAAGCACCCTGATGGATAATCATATCAACCTCATCCCATCTATTAAATTTCTCTATAAATTCTTCGCAATTATCTAAATCTATTTCAAGGACATTTTCGAGTGACCTTACAAAGTGTTTTCCGATAAAACCACCAGCACCAGTTACGATATTCATTACGATAATCTTTCTAGTATATATTATAGCACACCTAAATACTAAAAAAGTGTATTCTGTTGCGTGAGACATGGCTTTAAAACGATATACATTATCTGTTACCAGTGCTGATTATTGGGATAAGATTCATGGTGCTCTCACCGTAGACTCTAACGAGGATGGAATTCCTGATAGAAAGATTACCTGTACTGATGAAAAAAAAGGTAGTCCTACTCGTGGAACCTATGAGTTGACGGATGAAGAGGCTGCTGAGATTGGAAGACATTCATATGTTAATTGGATTGAGCTATCTTTAAAAGATAACCCAGACTCATTCCCAAAACCAGAACTTGCCATGCCACAAAGGTGGGATGCTGATGTTAAAGCGTATCGTGATCTAGATTCACCTAACAATCCACCTACTACAGTAGGAGCATTGACTAGTGCAGAAGAAAATAGAACTAACTGGGCTGTTCCTAGAGTAGGTGTACAAACTGCAGGAGAAATATATGGTTCTAATGTTGGTAACCTTGCTGCGATCACTACTAATACTAATTACACATACGATGGTAGAAATGTAGACTTAGTTATACATGACTCTGGTGTTCTAAGATCTCACCCTGAGTTTCTTAATGATGATGGTACAAGTAGAGTAAATGATATCGTTCTTGATGGTCCTTATCTTATTGACCCAGACTGGTTTAATACTTACGGTTATGTTTATACAAGAGAGGATGGAAGCACTGGTATTTCTACTGCAAACGCAATTGCATGGTGGGAAGATAACAACGCAAGATCTACTTCTAAAGGACTTTTACCTACAATTAATATCCCTTCAAACTATACATGTGATAGAGCAGTTGGTGTAGGTACTACTGGTGGTAACAATCTTACTAGTGGTCACGGTACAGCATGTGCTGGTATGGCTGCTGGAAAGAACATGGGTATGGCATTCAAGGCAAACATATGGAACATGCCAGCGATCAGTGATAATGTTGGTATGGATATTGAAACATCCTATGACCTTATTAAGTTTTTCCATCAACATAAACCAGTAAACACTATTCTTGGAGTAAAACTTCCGACTGTTGTTAATGGTTCATGGGGTTATCAAGCTGCTACTAGTAACAGTGCTACTTTATCTTGGAAGTTTAAGAACAATACTGGTAGTATTACTATGCCAGTTAATAGTAGTTCAGATCCTGTTGATGTCAGTGATATGATCTATGGTTTCAACAACCAAGTGCTTGGTGCATATAAATCATGGACATCATCTGCAAGAAATAATGCTTCTGATACTGCTGGTGCTGAGATGATGGCAGCAGGTGTCATCTACATCTCTGCTGCAGGTAATAATAACCAAAGAATTGGTGCTGGATTTACTGATATACACAGAACTGATGGTCTTACTGACGCATACTTTAGTTCAAATGATTCTCGTGCTGAGTTTGGTGGTACAAGAACTCCATGTGGATCTAGAGATTGGATGAACCCATCTGGTATTGGATTCAACTCAACTACTGGATATCATCCAGTAATTAATGTTGGTGCAATGGATGACTTTATTGAATCAGATTTAAAAGAAAGAAAGGCAACATACTCTAACAGTGGTCCTGGTATTGACATCTATGCTCCTGCTGATGAGACACTAGCACCTGGTCTTCATAATGTTACTTCTTATAGAGACTATCCAAGATTTGATAACAGTGGTTTCTTTGACTGTAAATTTAGTGGAACTTCTGCTGCTGCACCTGTAGTTGCTGGTCTTATTGCTCTATATGCTCAAAGAAATCCAACTGCAACACCAACTGAAGCAAAGAATTGGGTAACAGGTTTTACTACCTCTAGTGCTTTATCAGAATCTGGTAGTAAAATTTTAGGAAATGATTTATTCTTTGATCAGCATCCTGACATTGATACTGCTACCTTCTGGTCAGGACAATTCAACCAGAGAACTGCAGATGGTAACGGTAATGTTAATGTTACTTTTATTGATGTCAACTCTGGTATCTCTACAGAACTTGCAGGAATCAACGAACCTTCTGTTCTTGCTCCTGTTAACAATGCAACTGGTGTTAATACTGAAGGATTATTACTACGATCAAGTGAATACACTGCTATCGGTGGAACAACAGTATCAGGTACATTAAAGGCAGTTGAATTCCAACTATCTAAAGATGTAGATTTCAGTTACATTGATTTCCAATCAACTACAAACAATGTTGGATTAGAACAGACAACTACTGGAACTCTAGCTGGATTTACTACTTACTATGCAAGAGTAAGACATGTATCTAACGGTGATGGTACCGCATTCACTCAGTATTATTCTAATTACTCTGCTGGTATAGTATCGTTTGCTACCTTAGGTAATGCACCAGGTGTTCAGACACCATTTATTACTGGACCTGTAAATGCATCTACTGTAGGTCAGAGATTTGGTATTGTAATATCATCAAGTACTTACATTGCTATTGATGGTGAGGCAGTTTCTGGTACACTTAAAGCAGTTGAATTTGAAGTCAGTACAGATATAAGTTTTGCTGATCCCTCTCAAGTTGTTTATACTTCTATTGGTTCTAATCTTACTTCACTAAGTCAGACTATTAATACTGGTTTAGCTGCTGCTACTACATTCTATGTAAGATTAAGACATGTATCTAATGCTGATGGTAGTGAAGGACAATCATTTACTTCACCATTCTCTGTAGTAACATCCTTCCAAACTCCTGATCCATTCCAAGCAAGAGTGGGTCGTCTTGCATCTGTTAAGACTACATTAACTAAGGGTGTCGTTGAACCAACACTACTATTTGAGAGTGAAGATCTTCTTGAGGTTAGTGTTGCTGTTGCAAACCAGAATGACTTTGAATCTACATTCTCCATTGGTATCTCTAGTACACCTGGTTTCAAAACTAGCGACTACATTGCTTATGGTATTCAATTAGACAGAGGTGGTACTAGACTGATTGAGAAGGTTGGTATCAAACCAGGCGATAAGATATTTGTATCATCATTCGATCCTAATATATCTTTCCTAACATTTGCTACTAAGATTTATGATAAGATCAGTGATGTTTCTGCTGCTACACATGGTAGAAAAGAATCATTAACTTTATCATACAAACCACCATTTACAATCAACTCAAACTTACAAATTCTTACTGCAGAAGAAGATAGTTTGATTACGATTCATGCTACAAACCAGAACCCAGATATTACTGCAGCGTTATCTGTTGGTATATCATCTGGAGGAATAGCAGAGTTCCAAGAGTCAGATTATGTTGCTTTCGGTCTTAGACTAGCACCATTACAGGATTTACAATTAGACAACCTTGCTCTTTCTAATGGACAGAGTTTAATTGTTCGTGGTTCTAAACCTAACTTAACCTTTGTTGCTCATTCAATTCCACAGGATCCAGGACCTTCTGGTATAGGATCTAACCTTAATGTGAACACCACTGGTATCATTACTGCTCAAGCATTCTCTGGTGATGGAACAGGATTGACTGGCGTTACTGCTGTTGGATCTGGTGTTAATGTTGAGGATGGTGGTACTATTGTTGGTACTGCTGCTACAATTAACTTTGGAACTAACATTACTGCAACTGTTAATGATGGTGTTGCACTAATAGAGGCATCAGATACTGTAGGTGTTGCTCAAACTGCAAACAGTCTTGCTGATGGAGTTGCTGTTGCACTTGCTGCTAAATCAAATTATGCTGATGTTGCTGGTATTGCTACTCAAGCAACCACTGCAACAAATGCAACCACTGCGGACAATGCAACCAACGCTGCCACTGCTGCTCAATTAGAATCAACTGCTACGATCACAAGTGTTAATAATATAACTGCACCAAAATTCATTGGTGATGGATCAGAATTAACTAACATTGTTGCTGCTGGTAGTGGTGTTATTGTTAACGATAGTGGGTCTTTAGTTGGTACTGCTGGTACAATTAACTTTGATGCTGGTATTGATGTATCACCTATCTCTGCTGGTATTGTTACTGCTACCATTGTTGAAGCACCTCGTGCTGCTCTTGCTGGTATTGCATCTGAAGCAATCGTTGCTGGTATTGCAACCTATGCAACTCTCGCAGGTCTTGCATCACAGGCAACCAATGCTACCTTTGCATCTGCTGCTAGTTTCTCTACCTTAACTGGTGCTGCAGATACATCTAAGAATCTTTACACTGAGCATGAGAATCCATTCAAACCATTACCTGTTACTATCGGTACTAAGACCTCAGAACATAGGTACATTGGTGTTGGATCTGATAAGTGTATTAATGTTCAAGGTTATGAATCACCTTACCTAAGATTTGAGGTAGGTCAGACTTATAGATTTGAGAATGCATCACAGCAAGCTAACTATCCAATCAGGATGTACTATCATCCTTCTGGTGTTACCTCAGTTGGTATAGGTACTACTAACCCAGCTGAAATGACTCAGGGTGTTACATTTACTGGTTCATATACAGAAGTTGCAGTTGATGAGACAACTCCAGAATTATTCTACTATGGAGCAGGTGTTGGTACACAGTATGGTTCTATGGGTAACTCTGTTCAGGTATTCAATCCTGAAATGCAGAGAGTTGCTAAGGTTGGTGAGTTTAAAAATACATCAGGTCTTAAGACTTGTACTTACACTCAAATGTTTGAGGGTCGTGCTACCTCTTGGTACTTGAATACAAACTTAGGTGTTGGTAACAGTGACTATACACCTGGTGATAGATCACACAATGTAAGTTCTATCGAACAACAAGCTACTGGTGTTTACAAAGTTAACTTTGCTGATGCTATGGCAGATACCAACTATGCAGTCATAGGAATTGCTTCTGGTACTAATGCATATCCAGGTGGTATTGTTAATTTAAGAATCAGTGACAGAACAGTTGATCATTTCATAGTTAGAGTGTATAATGGGATACCTGCGTTGGAGGATTTAGGAGAACTTGACATCTGTACATTCGGTGGACAGGACGGAGAACCAACCTACATCTAAAAAAATAATACATGATAAGGTTGATGTTAGAGTATCAACCTTTGAAGTGTATGGGGGAGACCCCAACCTTAATACAGATTTAAAAGAAATTATATTAGAGAAGAGAGATAAAGATCCAAAAATTATAGACTCACATGAAACTGCAGGTCATTCTGTTAAGTGTTGGGTGACTAAGTGGGATACATTGGAGACTGATGATAGGTTTCAACCAGTTGCCGATTATGTATTACATGTGCTAAACTATATAATGGACAATGTTTTCCATACACACGCTGACTTTAAAGTAGTATCTTTATGGGCAGTAGTCATGGAAGAAGGTGAACATGCTGAACCGCATGATCATTTTACATCATCATGGTCTTGTGTTTATTATGTTGATGTTGAAGAGGATGTTGCTCCAATATTCCTTGAGGACAAACAGATAAACATAGAACCAGGATTACTAGTTCTTTTTCCAGGCAATGTAGTCCATCATGTTCCTACCACTACAGGTAGGAGAATCGCAGTCGCTATGAACATTGATAAAGTATGCCCACCAAAGTAGAAATCGCAAAGGTAGATGCTAAACTTCCTGTCTTCGAGACAAGTTGGACGGAGCATCTTGCTGAACATAAACAATCTATCTTAGATCATAAGAAAGAATTTGAGAAAACCACAAAGGATAATAATGTAGGTGCTAATTGGAGATCTAATTGGAACATTCATCAAACTGATCCAAGATTCGCTGAAATTCAAACATTCTTTGAGAAGTTTGTTTTTAATATCAGCACACAGTATTGGCACACCAAAGGTCAATTTGATTGTGTTAATATGTGGGCTATGACATACGGACCTAACGAAGGAACTAAGTATCATAATCACTTCCCATCAACTATGGCAGTCCTTTATTATGTTGATGTTAAAGAGGACTCTGCACCTATTTGTATAGGAGAAACATGTAGACCTGTGGAGAACGGATTAGTCATAGCATTTCCAGCAGCACTAGATCATTTTGTACCTAGTGATCATGTAGGAAGTAGAATTTGTATAGCAGCAAATCTTGATCACATTACACCGTCTGTCAGAGGAGTATGGAAAGCTATATAATAATTTTAGGGGTGGCAATTTAATGTCCTTCATAGTATACTCAATGGACGGTTGTAAGCATTGTGAACTAATTAAAGACTTAATGCTTCTGGCAAAACAAGAACATGTAATTTATACTTTAGATAGAGATTTTACAATAAAAGAATTTGAATCTCAATTCAATACAAAATACTTTCCACAGGTCGTTGATCAAACTCATAACCACAAAGTTATAGGAGGTGCCAAAGAAACTGTGAGATACTTTAAGGAGAACCAACTTGTCTGAGCAAAAAAACCTATCTGAAATTCCGCTAAATAGAGGCGTAGGAATTATGCTTGGGGGAGGCAAAAAACCACCTAAACCAAAATCGTTTCAGTATAATTTCAGTAATATGCTGCGTCTCTTTAAGAGAGAACTCCATTTTAACTTAGAATTATCTCTGGACATAAAAAAAGATATCCCAGAGGAGGTAGAAAAATGTTAGCAATATCTATTGCAGTTGCTGCATTTCTTATAATAGGTTCCCTTTTAGTCGGTTCTATGCTAGGATGGGTGCTAAGAGAATACATGATGTATCATCATGATAGAGAACCTGCTCAACCTACAATGCATCCTGAGATGTTTGATGAGAATGGAAATTATAATTTGAGTGATTTAATATCATTCAGATATGATCCAACCATCACCGAAGAGGATGACCATGAGGGATTAGGCGAAGATTAGTAAACCTTGAAATTATTATGGCTAAATTACCACCAAAACCATTACAATCTGAAATTTTACAAGCAGTACATAGTGCCAAAACAAAGAAGGAAAAGATAAAAATCCTTCAAGATTATAGATCACCAGCATTGGTATCACTATTTGTTTGGAATTTTGACGAAAGTATTGAAAGTGCTGTACCAGATGGAGAAGTTCCTTACACACCTAATGATGCTCCAACTCCAGAAGCACAAAGCAAACTTTCCAGTCAGTATAGAACTCTTTACAATTATGTTAAGGGTGGAAACGATGGACTTAAAAGAACTAGAAGAGAGTCTCTATTCATAGAGTTGTTGGAGTCACTACACCCAGATGAAGCAGAAGTCGTTTGTTTAGTTAAAGATAAAGATCTTAAGAAGAAATACAGGATAACCCATAACACCGTCAAGGAAGCATACCCTGATGTTGAATGGGGAAATCGTGTTAGATGACAAGAATATTAGTTACAGGTCATAAGGGATTCATAGGCAACTATGTCTTCAATCACCTTAGACATGATGCAGGTTACGGATATCTAGTTGATGGCATGGATTTTCCTGATGACATTGGGGATTTCAAGTCAGAAATTAGCATGTTTGATAAACCTTATGATTACATCATACATCTAGCAGCATTTGCTGCTATTAGAGAGAGTGTAGATAATCCAGATAAATTTTGGGAAAATAATGTAGAAAAATCTAAACCTATCTTTGATTATTGTGAGAGATACAATACTAGATTGCTTTATGCTAGTTCGGCACAAGTAGAAGAGTGGTGGCAAAATCCTTATGGTATTACCAAGAAGGTTAACGAACTACAAGCACCACCTAATAGTGTGGGGATGAGATTCCAGACAGTATATGGAGAAGATAGCAGACCTGATATGCTATTCAGAATGCTGCAAGACAATACAGTTAAATATATTACCAATCATAAGAGAGATTGGATTCATGTCAAAGATGTTGCTAGGGCAATTTGTTATCTAATGTCTAGTACATATACTGGACATATTGATGTTGGAACAGGTGAGACTACAACTGTTAAAGAATTAGCAGAAGCATTTGGTTATGTTAATCTACCTGTCAAAGATAGTACACCAGGCGAAAGAGACATCACATGTGCTGACACCACTGCCTTGCGTGAGTTGGGTTGGTTTCCTAGAGAAAAAGTGTTAGAATGTATTCCTGAGGGAAAACCGAACTCTTTTTTCAGATAATCGGGAAAAAAAACTCCGCAAATTTTTTCAGCCACAGGATTTCAAAATGCTTTCAGCAAAACAAAGAATGAAACTTATTGATATTTGCGTTGAAATCGTAAATGGAAGAACAGTTACCTTAGATGATATGATCTGGGCAGAGAAATTAGCAAAATATAATAGTCACGCACACAAAATGTTAAAAGAATCAAGAGAGAATATTAAACCCCTGTAAACCGTATCAAAATATACGAGGTTGCATTATAAATAGTTATGTGTTAGAATTAACATACAGCGTTCATCCAATGATCGAAGTCACACTATTGGCATCTCTCCTTGCTGAACATAACGCTTCCCACTGGGAAATGACCTGTTCAGAATGGAATCAGAATAGGATCGAGATACTTAGCGATAAGAATCTTAGGTCTGATGCTCAAGAGTACCTTATAGATTATTTTCTAACCAAAGTGTCAGGAAATTGTGAACCTTTTATTATTGGACGCAAGTAAGTCGCGGAACGGAGCGTTCATCCTTGTATCACATTCTTCTCAGTCTAATAGCTATCGGTGCTCCACTTGATTGTGAGCACACTGCTGAACTATTAGAAACTGTGAGTAATAATCCTAATAAGTCCGAGAGATTGGAATTAACTAGGGTTATCATTGCACATACTGATCCAGCATGTTTTCCAAAGGACGAAAACGACTGAAGGAACGGATCTTAAAAACATCCAATTACTTTAGGAAAAACCCAATGGCACAAGTCACTTACCGTGGTGTTGTATATGACACCAACAACCGCCCAAATCAAGCAAAAACACAGAAGTTCACTGGAACTTATCGTGGAGTAAAAACTGAAAAGGATCTTGCTACTGCTTAGTCTGGACATCTTACACATTGATCTAAAGAGGGTTTTAGAGACCCTCTTTTTTATAAATTATACTAAAAGCTATGGATCGCCAAGTTTTAAAAGGCATGGTATTAATGCTAAAACAAGTTCTATCAGAACTAGAAGCTGAAGTATACTCTGATAAAGAAGCATATGCTAAAGCTGCTGAAATTAATGCTGATAGATTTGACATGTATGGTTCATCACAGGCAGAAGATGCATATTCTACTGTAGCGTCAGGACCACAACAAGATTATGAACTCTACGATGATGACGATGGATACTCAGATTAGAGAACAAACTCTAAAATTGCTTTTAAAGAATTTTGGTAATACTCACACAAATCGTTCGATTTACGAGTGTGCCGATGATTGGTGTTCCAAACAACCGACAACCAAAGGATTAGTAGCATATTTTAATGCGTACTACGGAAAATATGAAAGACAAAAAAGCAGCGAAAAAATTGATTAAAAGAGCAAAACTCAACCGAAACTGGTATACACCAGAAGAGGTAAACTATGCTAAAATGATAAGGAAGCAACTAGACACAGTTACAGTGAACCCAGAAGAACCTAAATTATGACAAGAGGAATCCGTTTTGTCAGTGAACCTCCAGAAACTCCTTTTGCACCAGTTTGGGATTACAGTATTGCTGTGAAACCAATTATTATTAATACAGAAAATATTGCTAAGATAGTTTTAGAAAAAGAGAAAGAAATAATAGAAAAGTACTCTGGAGACGATGATGGTAATACTGGATTAGGTGCAGATAGTCTAACTGCTAGATTTAAACACTTTAATGTGCTAAAATGGCAGGAAGTTGATATAGCACAATTACATCAAGAAATTCGTATTTTTCATGATGAATATTTTGCTCAAGTGGTTGGTTCTGAACCACCACCTTTAAAAGTTAGATGTTGGGCAAATGTAATGCGTAAAGGTCAACAGATCCAAAAGCATACACATTCTACACATCCACACTCTTATCTTGGTGGGCATTTCTGTGTAACTGCTGAGAATACTTCAACTTCGTATATGCACCCATATACTCAAGAAGAATATGATCTAGAAAACAGAGTTGGTGAAATTACACTATTTCCTAACTATTTGACACATCATACATCTGTTCATGAATCAGATATTCCTAGAATCAGTATTGCATTTGATCTAGTGACATACAAGAACCTTGTTCATGTGGATGATGACAATCTTGTCATACTCTAAATAACTATCCTATGTAAACTTTTATGGCTACTTATCCTATTAAAAATACGAAGACTGGTGAAACGAAAGAAGTTGTGATGAGTGTAAATGATTGGGATCAGTGGAAGATTGATAATCCTGATTGGATTCGATATTTCACCCCAGATAACTCACCAGGTGTCGGAGAAGTTGGCGAGTGGAAAGACAAACTGAGAAAGAATAAACCTGGTTGGAATGAGATCTTAGGAAGAGCTCAAAAAACAGGTCAAAATCGTCAAAAACTAACACTCGACTAATATGCCAGTAAAAAGAACTCGTAATAAGAAAACAGACAAACAAGTTGGTGCTGGTTTGACTGCCAAACAAATGAGAAGGAAGAAACCTATTAATAGTGATCTTCTTGTAGATATTGAACCTTTGACACCTAATCAAGAAATTCTTTTCAATGATTATGCAAGAGGGAAGAATATTTTTACTTATGGTGCTGCAGGTACAGGAAAGACCTTTATCGTCCTCTATAATGCCATCAGAGATGTATTAAATGAACTTACACCATATACTAAGGTTTACATTGTTCGTAGTCTTGTATCGACCAGAGAGATAGGTTTCTTGCCAGGTGATCATGAGGATAAATCATTCCTTTATCAGATTCCTTATAAGAATATGGTAAAGTATATGTTTAAGATGCCTACTGACCAAGATTTTGAAATGTTATATGGTAATCTTAAGCAACAAGAGACTATTTCGTTCTGGTCTACCTCATTTTTAAGAGGAACTACCTTTGATGATGCTATCATCATAATAGATGAATGCCAAAACTTGAATTTTCATGAATTAGATAGTATAATAACAAGAGTGGGTGAAAACTGTAGAATTCATTTCTGCGGTGACGCTGCACAAACTGACCTTATTAAACAGAATGAAAAGAATGGAATCCTTGATTTCATGAAAATCCTTGAACAAATGGAATCTTTCTCTATGATTGAATTTGATGTTGATGACATTGTTCGCTCTGGACTCTGTAAGGAATATTTGAAGACTAAATTAGCACTTGGAATGTAATGTTTAATCATGTACCTGCGATCCTTCCTCCTTTAGAGAGGGAAACTGTTGATGGTGTTCGATATTATCAAGTTCCTGATAATGACGAATTACTAAAGTTAGTTTCTATCACTTCAGTAACTTCGTTTTATAATAGAGCAAAGTTTGCTTCTTGGAGAAAAAAGATTGGTGAAGAAAAAGCTAATGAAATTACTGCGAAAGCAACATCTCGTGGTACTGACACTCACACTGTGATAGAGCATTATCTCCTCAATGAGGAAACTCTACCAGAGGTTCAACCAATATCAGATTTTCTTTTCAAGATAGCAAAACCAGAACTGAATAAAATTGATAATATTCATGCATTAGAAGGTTCTCTCTTTAGTAAAGAATTAGGTGTTGCAGGTACAGTTGATTGTATAGCAGAGCATGATGGTGAATTAGCAGTTATTGACTTTAAGACTTCTAAGGCACCTAAACCAAGAAAATGGATTGAAGGTTATTTTGTTCAAGCAATGGCATATGCTGCTATGTACTATGAACAGACTGGCACAATTGCTAAAAAACTTGTTATAATAATGGCATGTGAAGATGGCACTTGTAAAGTATATGAAGAGCGTAATAAGAAGAAATATATGAAATTACTTGTACATTACATTAGAAACTTTTTAGACTTTCAAATACAATTAAATGGAAAATGAATTAACCAAAGCATTAGATAAAAAATTCATGAATGCTGCCAAGTTTTCTCTTGAAGTAGAGAAACTTGTGTTAGAAGAAAAAGTAAATTATATCGATGCTATAGTTCTGTTTTGTGAGAAAAATAGTATTGAAGTTGACTCTGTTACTAAATTAATTTCTAAACCACTAAAGGAGAAATTAAAGGCAGATGCAATAAATCTTAATTTCATGAAAAAGACCACTCGTGCTAAACTACCCTTATAAATACTAGTATTATGTCTGATTTCTTTGCATCAGAGCAAGTTCAAGAATCTATAAATGAGATCAATAGAATGCAAGAAGAGATCTATGCAAAGATCTTTGCATTTGAGAAATTATCTCATAACGAGAAGATGGAACATGTTGACCAATTAGAGACTCTTTTGGACAAGCAGAGAAATTTTTATATGAGATTGAAACTATCTGATGATCCTCGTGCTAAGGATATGATGGAGCAAATTCATCAATCTGCACAATTAGTAGGTTTCCCTAAAGATGTTAATCCTGATCTTTTATTCAAGAATATGCAGGATACTCTTTCAAACCTTCGCAAGAATTTTAGTTGACATGGGAGCACTGTCGCCCTATAATAGACCAGTACAAAAGCCAAATCTAATAAAAAGCCAAATCTATGTCTTTTGCATCACTTAAAAAGCAATCATCTCTCGGTTCTCTAACAGCAAAGCTTGTTAAAGAAGTAGAGAAGACCAACAAAACAGGTAACGGTTCCGATGACCGTCTTTGGAAACCAGAAGTTGACAAAGCAGGTAACGGTTATGCAGTTATTCGTTTTCTTCCTGCACCAGATAAGGAAGACCTCCCTTGGGCAAAACTGTATTCACATGCATTCCAAGGTCCAGGTGGATGGTATATTGAAAATTCTTTAACTACCATCGGTGGTAAAGACCCTGTTTCAGAATACAATACTGAATTATGGAATTCTGGTTCTGACGCTAATAAGCAACTTGCTCGTAACCAAAAGCGTAAGTTATCATATTATACTAACATCTATGTTGTGAAGGATCCTTCCAACCCAGATAATGAGGGAAAAGTTTTCCTTTATAAGTTTGGTAAGAAAATCTTCGATAAGATAATGGGTGCTATGCAACCTGAGTTTGAGGATGAATCCCCAATCAATCCTTTTGACTTCTGGCAAGGTGCTAACTTCAAAGTTAAGATCAAGAAAGTAGCAGGATACTGGAACTATGATAGTTCTGAATTCGCTGCGATTTCTCCTCTTCTCGATGATGATAAAGCATTGGAAGAATTATGGAAGAAGGAATACTCACTCGCTGAGATTACCGATGCCTCTCAGTTCAAAACTTATGACGAACTGAAAAAGAGGTTTGATTATGTCCTTGGTAATAAGAAATCAACTGTAAGTCAAGCATTTGACGAAGAAGTTGCATCTGAGGAATTGCCACCAAGACCCGAAGAAGAGGTAGCCACTAGTTTTAGTGAATCTGATGAGGGCGATGACGCACTTTCATACTTCCAGCGTTTAGCTGAAGAATAAGATATAAATAAAGGAGAGGACAACCTCTCCTTTTTTGTTTTAACGATTAATTAAATGGCTTATTCAGCAAATAGGTATGCAGTAACCTTTAATGTAGGTTCTGACACTAAAAAAGTAGAAATGTATGCAGAGGATGATACAAAGGCAAGAGCTAGAGTACTGCAACTATTTCCAGACGCAACAAGTATAACACCATCTACTTTAACTGACTAATCATGGCAAGAGATAAGGTCATTGTCTACAATGGATCTGATGGTTTCTGTCGTGTAGTTATTCCATCAGAGCAATGCGTTTTGTCTGACGAAGACATTATCGCAAAAGATATTAGTGCGAGTGAATATTCACTGGTAGATAATAGTTCCTTACCTTCAAAGTATTGGAGAAATGCATGGAAATATAACCACAGTTCAAAGGCAGTTGAAGTAGATATGACATCTGCTAAGACTTTATGCCAAGAAGAATTAGAAGCAAAATATATCTCTATAGCAAAAGAAAACGCAGATATACAGACTATAGCAGATATGAAGGGAGAATCTGCATCACTTAAATCTAACCCTGCAGTTCCATATTCAAGTATTACATCAGCGACTACAGTTTCTGACTTAGACGCTCTACTTTAAGCAAGATTATTAGCAGCAACTTTACCAGTTAAGTTCTTAAATTGTGAAGAACTCTGATATTGCATTAATCTTTTAGTATCATTAACGAGTGTGTTAAGGTATTCTCTTTTGACTACCCTGATCGCTCTTTTTTTATCGTTTTTTCTTGTTTCTACTAACCAGTTACTTACAGCAACAGTTGGATTAATTGTAGCAGTATAATTGTCTGGATCTTGGATAGTAAAATCTGAATCTACTACTAATTTGCCAGGTAATATTAATTTACCATCACTATTTTTAACTTCTTTAGTCTCATAGTGATGAACTGCATTTAGATCTGCACCATATTTTTCATCAGCAAGATCCCATAGAAGACCTTCTGATATCGGCCATTGATCTTCAAGATTAACAATATTAGCAGATAATAAAACTACCCAGTCATATTTTGCACTTTTATATAAACCTTCTGCTATTGTATCAGGTCTTTCTCCATCATCTATTAAATAATCATTAAAACTCAAAGCAAAACGAAATACCTCACTTTTGAGTCTTATTCTTTTAAAAATATTTTTAACTTCAATATATTGATCCCTTTTTCCACCTTCTTTAAGTGGATTAAGGTATTTGAAGTTTGGTAGTAAGTTAAAGTAAGATATTGACATTAGAAATCGATGTAAGATTCTTCATAATCTTCTCTGTATATTGGTTCTAGTTCTTTAAATGAAAGATTTAATTTCATATGAACAGGAGTAGCTAGTGAGTCATCATATGTTGAATACTGACCAGATCCAGTATAATTAACTCCTACAGAAGTCAAAGCACATATCTTAAATTTATTTAAGAAAGGATGTACACCACCTCCTTTTCTATAAGAAATTCTAAAAACATCAGGACTTTCTAAAAATGCCATATCACCTTGTGTTCTTTTAGGTGAAGAACGCATTTTTAATTGCATAAACATTTCTTTTACTACTTTTGCTTCTTTTCTATCTCTAGGAGATATATCCCATCCAAACTGAAAAGGTCTTAAAGATACACCATTAAAAAGAAGTTCTAAGTTTTGATTTATTATCTGCCCAGAATTCCTTTGCATAATTTGACTGGCATTAAGGTTACTTCCTGTCAATAAATTTATTGCTGCAGCAGTTGATTTATCTCTAAAGTAATTTTTCATTTTATTAGTGCTACCACCTCTTACTGCATCTGCTGCTGTACCAAATGCTTCAGCACCTCCTGCCTTGACTGCATCTATTAATCCACCTTCCGCTTCAACTGCTGCATCTAGACCTCCACTTAATGCTCTTACACCAGTACCAACCAATGCATTCATATCTCCACCTTGCCAACCGACATTATTAACTGATCCTATTCCATTTGGTATTGGTAATATAAAATTTCTTTGAGATTTAGCACCCTTAAGTTTAGTAAATGAACCTGCTACTTCCTGTCCTCCTATTGAAGGAGTTCCTCCAGGTTCATACTTGATTGCTTCTATTAAAAAGTAGTCGGTCTCGGCATCCATAATATCATATGGATATCTAAGTACATAATTATTTGCTTGACTAGAACTACCTGATGGAGTGGATAAACCATTCATCAACGCATTCTTACCAAACTTCAATCCTTTTTTTATTAAGCCGAGAGGCATGAGATATACTATTTTTACTTATTTATAGAGGCACACCTCAATCTCTCTGTCTCCAATCATCTGATCTCTTATCATTCTTGAACCAGTCTGCTATATCGTCTGCTCCATTGAAACCCCTTTTATGTTTCCTTGGATCGGAGTCTCCTATATCCAAGTACTTAAGAAAAGTCGAATCACCATCCGTTTTCAATCTTCTTGCTGAACTTAACATTCCTCTTGCAGATGTATTCGCTTTTGATAACTTCTCTGCCCATATCATATCTTCTAATGGAACCTCCGTTCCTGCTGCTATTGATTTACAAATTGCTTCAAGTCGCAAACGATATTGAGTGGAAAGCATAAGGCATATATTAAATTTTTTTTATTTATAGAGACATCTTAAATTTAGCATAGGGTATAGACTTCGCATCTGCCATTTCACTAGATAACACAACATGCATTTGCCCTAAAACTTCTTCCCAAGTGTAATTTCTCATTGTTCCCCAATGATAATTAAACCCCTTAAATCCCCATCTTTGCACTTCAGTACAGGCTATTAGAGGAAATTCATCATATCTAATGTTGGGTGTTTTTGCTCTGTATATGAAGGTATAGTAATTTCCTGGTTCGGGAACAATTTCAATATCTGTTAACGCTTCTGTAATCTTTAGCATAAGATCATCAGCATCTTCTAGACCTGTCATTTCATCAACTATAGGTTGTAATCTGCTCATACTCCTAAATGATCCTCTGTTAAAATTTTAAAAGTTAAACTTCTATCAAGACAATATTCTTTTGCTGCTTTCCATTTTGCTTGATTCTTAGCATATTCATATACTTCACGGACATATGCCTTAGTTTTTCTCTTTTTAACTTGTGGTTCTATACATTGCTTCTTTGGTTTCACCTCTATAATATACTTTTTAATCTGACCAGTGTTCTCACGAACCTTAATATAAAAGTCTGGAAAATACCTGTGAATACGGTTATCCAAAGGACTACGATATGGGATAATTATCTCTTCACTACCCCATTCTAGTATGTTCGGGTTCTTATCACAGTACTTCATAAACTTGCGTTCCCACAAACTACGATAAATAATGTTTAGATGGTTCCCTCTATACTTTTCTATATTAATAGGTCTGAACTTACCTGAATAAGCCATCGTACTATAACCTCTTAAGGTATTTATTGTGTCAAGAGACGGATCACCAAGAGTAAGAAGAACAGCTGACATCTTACCGTTGTTTACAAAAGTAGCAACAACTAGTCATTATGAGTTATCATTTCCAGCAATGCCTTGGCAATTGTTGACCTATATTAAGTTAAAGAGTGATGATACTATAGATAATGCATTTGTCTTCAGAGATCTAGGTTTATTGTGTAAGGGTGCAGCGTTACCTGGAACTGCATATGCTACAGCTCAGATTAATGGTAACTATATGGGTATAAATCAAAAGTATGCTCACACAAGGATATATACCGATTCATCATTTACTTTTATGGTTGATGACGATTATAGAGTAATTAGATTCTTTGAACTATGGCAAGAATTTATATCAAGTGGATCAAACACTAATAGAAATAGAAAAGCATATTATCATAGAATGCAATTTCCTTCAGAATATAAATGTGATACTATGAATCTAAAGAAGTTTGATAAGAATCATGGTAATAGTGTAGAATATACTTTCCTTAATTCATTTCCTGTCAATATTACTCCTGTTTCAGTTAGTTACGATCAAAGTCAAATTTTAGAAATATCGGTTTCATTTGCTTATGATAGATACTTCTTTGGTAATCTTAGAAGACAAGACACTAGGACTAATCAAGGTAGTGGCAATCCTAGTAACCCATATCCAGATAGTTTCTTAACTCATGCAGGTAATCCTGTAGGTAATGAAAAAGTTATAGAAGGAGGGACAGGTAGTGGTGTTGTTGGTGGTAATACAATACTAACTGATACGGAGCTAGCTAAGAGAACAGAGCGATCTGGTTATACACTTACAGAAGACCAACATGATGCTGCAAAATATGGAAATACATTTCCATCAGGTTCATTTAACATAACAACATAGAATAAATGTGTTATAATATAGAGTAGTGCTTATCATTATATGGGACTTGCCAAAGATTTAAAAGTAGGAACTAAACAATCTCACTCTGCTGCAGAGAATACTAAGTTTGTTTCGTCCTTTCTTCGTGGTGTAGTAAACAAAGAAAAATATAGACAACTTGTTGCTAACTATTATTTCATATACCATACCATAGAGTCAGAAGTTAGAAGATTAAAAGATGATCCTCTTATTGGATCTTTAGATATTAAAGAACTTTACCGTCATGATGCATTAGCAAAGGACTGTGAATACTTCTTTGGTGCTGACTGGAGAGATAACATTTATCCCTCAAAAGCATGCCAACAATACATTGATCGTATTGGAAAGGTTGCTCATGAAGAACCAGAACTTCTTATAGGACATCATTATACAAGGTATCTTGGAGATCTATCTGGTGGACAAATTCTTAAGAATATTGCAGAGAAAGCGTTAAAGTTAACTGATGGAGGTCTAGACTTCTATAAATTCCCTGATATAGACAATAAAAAAGAATTTAAAAACGCATATCGTGCCACACTAAATAAGATGCCTGTGACACAATCACAAGTGTCTGCTATCGTTACTGAAGCAAACTACGCATTTCGTTTAAATATGTTCATGTTTGATGAATTGGATGGTAATGCGTTCAAATCTGCAGTTGCTTACTTCTGTGGAGTACTTAGAGGAAATACTGATGCCATTACCTAAAATTGCTACCCCGACCTATACTTTGGTCGTTCCTTCGTCTGGTAAAAAAATTACATATAGACCTTTCCTAGTAAAAGAAGAAAAAATTCTTGTTATGGCAATGGAAAGTGATGATATGGAACAAGTTGCTAGAGCGATTAAAGATGTTTTAACAAGTTGTATTGCTACTCGTGGACTTAGAGTAGATAAGTTGTCTACATTTGATATTGAGTATCTATTTCTTAATATTCGTGGTAAATCTGTTGGAGAAACCATAGATGTTATGGTAACTTGCCCTGATGATGGTGATACTAAGGTACCAATAGCAGTAAGTATTGATGATATTAAACTTACAGAGGATCCAGAACATAGTAAAGATATTAAGTTAGATGAAAACTTAACTCTTAGAATGAGATACCCCTCTCTATCTGAATTTGTTGCTCAAAACTTTGGTGATGGTGATGTAATTGAGGCATCTTTTGATGTTATTGCTTCTTGTGTAGACATGATTTACACAGATGAAGAAACATGGTCTGCAAAGGATCATTCTAAAAAAGAATGGCTTAAGTTTGTTGAGACACTTCCTACTTCATCATTTAAAGAAGTTGAAAGATTTTTTAATACAATGCCAAAACTGTCACATACTGTTGAGGTAACTAATCCTAAGACTGGTAAAGAAAATAAGATAGTGCTTGAGGGTTTAGCGTCTTTTTTCAACTAGCGATGTTGCACCAAGACATTGTATCTTATTTTAAGATCAATTTTGCCTTGATGCAGCATCATAAATACTCTTTAAGTGATATAGAGAACATGATTCCTTGGGAACGAGATATATACCTTAGTCTCTTGGAACAATACATTGAAGAAGAGAATTTAAAGAATCAACAAAGCTAGTTACTAATGGCAGTAGATCCTAATAAATTATTCGGACGAAACATACCAAAATCTAGTAGGACAGATAATCAACGATCTGCTACTTCTGGATCAAAAGATGCTGCAGGTAGTTTTTTATCACTTAATAAAAATATTTTTGCAATTAATAAAAATTTAACTGCTATTGCTGATTTAATAACTAAACAAGCAAAGCAAGAGAAAGATGCTGATAAACTAGATGCAGAGGCAAGAAAAAAACGAGAAGATGATGAGAAAAAGAAAAATGCAGAGTCAGTTTTAGAAAAAATTGTTAGTAATACTGTAATTAAACCTCTTCAATCAATAAAAAAAGGTTTAGGGAATATATTTGAAAGAATATTTAAAGCTCTAGGTTCTCTTTTTGCTGGTTATGTTGGGATGAAAGGTATTGATGGTATACAAGATTGGTTAAAAGGAGACAAAAGCACTTTAACAAATCTAGCAAAAGAAGTTGGTCTAGTATTAACAGCAGCAGGAGGAGTTTTTCTAGCAATGAATGTTGGTATTCCTTTAATTTCTTCTGCTCTTGGTACAGTTGTTGGTAATGTTGTATCTGGTTTACCAGGTGTCTTAGGTTTATTAGGTAATCCAATGGTTTGGATGGGAATAATAGCAGCTGCAGGTATTGTTTATTCTGGAACAATGTTATACAAATATTTAAGTGGTGAGTTTGGTGCTGATGGATCTATCGATGGTAGAGGATCTTATAGTAACGAAGATAAATTCTATATTGATCGAGTTGTAGAAGTTGGGCAAGAAGAGACCTTAAATGAAATTGATAGAAAAATGGCAAAGTTAGCAGAAAGATATCCTGCACTATTTACAGAAAAGAATGGCAAATTAGTACCTAAAGATTCATTTACAAGAAAAGGTTTGACCACTTTCGATGGATCTCTCGCTGCAGCAAATAATGACTTACAGGATATGCTTGATACTAGAAGATATATCGGAATGGGTAAGTATGATAGATTTGATGCAGCAAAACTTAGTAAAGAAGATCAAATGGCACTCAACCAAATAATGCCATTGATTGAGAAAGCTAAAAATAATTGGAGTTTATTTAAAGGTAAGCAGTTAGAGATAACTGCATTGCTAGATGGTCAAGCATATAGTGAATTGTCATCTGACTTACAAAAAATTGCTGATAAACTTTATGAAGAACAAGTGATGTATAAGAGTGAGATTGTAGGAGCAATGAAACAAGCAAAAGGAATAGAAAAAGGTATGAGTGGTGATGGAAAAGATTTTCTTAATGCAATTGCTCAAAAAAATAATATTAGAAGACTTTTTGAAAGAAGCGATGGTTGGAATGATCATTTAGTGGTTGGTCCTCACAGTCCTAATGATACTCAAAAATTGGATGTTCTTACTATGGGAATGAAAAAGAGTGCTATAGAACATTTTGATAAAATTATAGGAGTAGATTCAGATATTGATAGAATTGTTCCTAAAGCTTTAAAACGAGCAGGTTTTGATCCAGAAAAAATCTCTCCAACATTTGATGCTTCCTTTAATAATAATTCATTATCAAAAAACACTGAGAAGGTAGAAGGTGGTATAAAACAAAATGATATTTTTGCTTCTGGTAACTTATTTTCTAATAAAAATTTAGAAGTTGCATCAAAATTCAGTTCCAGTCTTGATACACCAAATTTTGAAATTGTACCAGTAGACTTTACTGGAGATTCGTCAAGTGGTGCGGTAACTGAAACTTTTACTCCACAAGACTATGATCCTGCAATGTATGATTTTGCAACAAGTAATCTTGCAAATGATGATTATATTAGTTTGTTTAGTTCTCAAATAGGAATATATGATTATGACAATTAAAACAAAAGAAACTTTTCAAGTAATTGATTTTGGATTACTTGCTATTAGAGAAACTACTCAAGGTATTCGTAAATCTTTGGGAAGAGAACTTATTAGAAATAAGAAGGCAGAAGCTGTTAAAAGAAAAACTATGCGAAGATTATTGGATCGTAAGAAAAAAGCTGAGATAGAAAAACTTCAAGAAAACAAAAAACCAAATTTAGCATCAAAATCAGTTAGCAACCTTGCCAAAACTTCTGGTAATTTTATTACTAGGATAATTAATGCTTTTGGTGCCCTTGTTGTAGGATACATTGGTATGAAACTACCAGAGCTTTTAGAAAAAATTAAAAAAATCATTGATACTTCTGTAGCAATTGGTAAATTTATTGGAGATTTTGTTAAAGATATAATAAACATCGGTGCAAGCATTGTAGATCTCGTAAAAGAATTTGTAGTTCAAATAAAAGAATTTGACTTTGATGGTGATAAAATTAAAGAAAAATTTGATGCCATTGGTACTAATATAGATTCTTTGCAAGATAATTGGGATAAAAATTCTAGAAATCTTAGAGATAAAATTAAACAGTTTGAAAAAGATGGAGAAAAGGCAATAGCAGGTACATTATCTGGTGAGAGAACAGGAGCTCTTCTCAATCTTCAAAAACAAAGAGATTCTGGAGAGTTAAGTGAAGAAGAATATCAAACTGAGGTTATGAAATTATATGAAGTAGAAGAGGATCCAAAAGAACCAGTTGTAGAAAAAGTAAGCAAGTCTCTTGATAAGAATATGAAAGTAACTAAAGATAACATGGGTCCTGCTGAATTCTTTGGGACTAATCAATATGCTGCTGCGAGTGTAACTGGAAGAGGTGAAACTGGAGAAGGTGGAACTGGAAAAGGTAAAACTGAAGAAGTAACTGTTGAGTCAAATGGTAAGGTAGATGTATCAATTAAATCAGGAGACAAAAAAGAATTTAAAACCAAGAATATTTTTGATGCATCGACTCTTGATCAATATGTTGGACCAATTCCTACAGCAGAAAAATTGCAACAAATGAAAGATGATAACCGAAATGAAAGAAAAATAGCATTTTACGAGAAAAAATTAGTAAAATATTATCAACTTAAATATCCTAATACTAGTGGTACACCAGTTATGATTGGTGATAAAACATATAAACCAGGTGATGAGGGATATACAGAGGCATATACAAAAAGTTTTGAGCAGCACGATAAGGAGTTTATGGCAAAACATGGATATGGACTTGAAAGTAATTCTAAAGGATATAATGTATTTGATCCAAGTAATAAAAGTACAATTAATGTTCCTATGTCAGTTGCAACAAAAAATTCAATTCTTGGAGGTCAGAATGTGATACCACCTTTAGATAACGCTGGATCCATTTTTGTATATAAACAAGATGATTCTCTTAAAAGGTTAGAAACACTAAGGAGGGCATTCACATAATGGCATCACCAATTAATGCATCCCTATTTGAAGAATTTGATATAACATCATCTGATGGTCAAAGAACTGTTAGTTTAATTGGTGGTATTCTTAGTTTTCAATATTTTGAGAATTTACTTTCTCCAAATGTTACTGCTGTATTAAGTATATTCAATACTGGTAATACAACTAATGGTCAAGGTTTATATAATGGTTTACCTGTTCGTGGTGGAGAAAGAGTATTTTTTAAAATTAAAACTCCATCAGAAGCAGAATTAGAAAGTGATATACAACTTGAGCATGTTTTGTATGTTAATAAAATTACTAATGTTATATCAAATAAAGGAAAAGAAGAATTAACTCTCCATTTATCTTCTAGAGAGGCAATTACTAATGAGCAAAGCAGGGTAACTAAAAAGTTTTATGGTCAGACTATAGATAAAAGTATTTCTCAGATTATAAAACTAGTAGAACCATTGAAATTAACTGAGTTTGAAGCGACTGAAAACATTTATAATTTTGTTGGTAACTTAAGAAAACCTTTTACTGTTATATCTTGGTTGCAATCAAAAGCCATCCCTGTAGGAGCAAATAGTAGAAGTGCTGGATTTTTCTTTTGGCAAACTAGAAAAGGATTTCATTTTAAATCTGTTGATACCTTAATCAAAGATGGTGTTGAAAAAGGTCAAAAATTACCTTCCTTTTATTATTCTACAACATATGATTCATCACTAGAAGATGCATTTAAAAACTCTAGAAAAATATTATCTTTTAATGTTATGCAAGATAATAATATTATAGATGATTTGAATAGTGGAACTCAATCTACATACAGAATATTTTTTAATCCAGTTACTTTTGAATTTACTGAACCACAAAATTCTATATTTAAAGAGACACCCACTACTACTTTAGGTACTAAAGAAGAACCTCCAAAAGTTGCTGATCCCAAAAATATTCCTGCTAATTTTATGGCTTCTAGGATTATTAGTGAGGTATATGATGTTGGAACTTTAGAAGTAGGTGTATCAACAGATATTAATTATAATCAAATTGACACAACTTCTCAGGCTATCACAAGATATGGTATGTTGTTTAGCACTACTATTAAGGTAACTATATCTGCAATGACCAATTTAGTTGCTGGAGATGCTATAATGTTATACTTCCCTAAGACTACAGATGAAGAACCAGAGATAGACGATAGAATGAGTGGAATATATATTATAAAGGAACTCACTCATGTATTCTTACCTCAAAATTCCTTCACTTCTTTAAAAGTTGTCAGGGATACACATGGTCTTTACCCACAAAAATAACTATGACTACTAAAATTCCAAACCACGATTTAAACCATGAATCTTACATCGACCCTAAAGATGGTAAAGAGCATGTAAATCATGGTATGATTGAATATACCGAGGAAGATCTCAAGATGCACAACGATGCATTTCATGCTCATGAAGAGGATGAAGTAATACCAAATGAAGGCAAGATTAATGATTGGCACACTCGTCATGAAGATAAGCATCTAGAAGTTTATTGTGATAATCATCCAGATTCATTAGAATGTAGAGTATACGACGACTAATGTTAGACGCATCGATCTTAGGTAACAGTAAATTTTTAGGTAGAGACGGATTCCGTTGGTGGGTCGGTCAGATACCTCCTATTGAAGCACAGGAAGATCAATTAGCAACTGGAGAGGGAGTAGGAAATAGAGTCAAAGTAAGAATTATGGGATATCATCCGTTTAATGAGGATATCCCTAATGAAGATCTTCCGTATGCACAAGTTTTACTTCCTACAACTGCTGGTAGTGGTGGAGCACAATTTGCTCAATCAGTTAAGTTGCAGCAGGGTGATACTGTATTTGGATTTTTCTTAGACGGTGATGCTGCTCAACTTCCATTAATTATTGGACATTTTGGTAGAACATCGCTAGTAAATAATGATGATTATAGTACACCATTCTCTCCTTATACAGGATTAACTGAGTATACACCTACTAATGCTAGAAATCCTGTAAAAGAAACAAACGAATGTAATGAATCATCATGCCCACCACCAAGTAGTTCTACTACTTCTAAATTAAAAGATGCAGCAGGTACTGGTGTTAAGGTACTGGTTGCTGATACCTGTAAAGGTAATCCTATTTCAGAAATGGCAAATACTGTTGAGAATTTGGGATTAAAGATTCAGCAGTTATCTTTGGCTGGATCTAGTTTAGAAAGTGAGATCAAATCCGCTTCTGATCTGATTGAACTTCAAGCAAATAAATTTGTTGGTACTATGTTTACCAAACTCTTTGATAAACTAGAGAGTGTTGGTGGTCAAGGATTAGAAAAATTATATAAAAAAGTTTACCGAATAGTATTTGCAATTACAAAATCTAGGAATGCTGCCCATAGAGCAGGAGTTGCAGCACAAACTGCTATGGTTCCTCCTACATCATTTCTACAAGAATCTATTGGTTGTGTTGCTAATAAAGTAGTTGAAGGATTAGGTGGTACAATTGAAGATTTATTGAAAGGATTTATAGATGACGGAAGAGACTATGCTGGATGTATGGGTGCTCAGTTTACTGGGGCATTTTTGAATGTAATTACAGATAGTATTGATAATTTAATGTCAGGACCTTTATCTGCAGTAGCAAAAATTATCGCACCAGGATTTAAGGTTGCAGATTTCTTATTAAGTGCTGCTGGTAATATTGAAGATGTTGCTGCATTCCTTGATTGTAATCAGACTAACAAGGGTAAGTGCCCATCAGATAAACAATATGTTGTTGGTGGTAATAGTGAAGAGAAAGGAGACGATCCTTTTTCATATGTTGTAAATGCAATGAATATATCTAAGGGTGCTGCTGATATGACTGATGCTTTTGAACAGAAATGGGGTAAGTGGGATATATTTGGTGATGGTAGTTTATTAGAAGATAGTGGTAGTGGTACGATTCCTGGTGGTTGTTATGGTGGTGAAAAGAGTAATTGTACAGGACCATACATTGAAATATATGGTGGTGGTGGATCTGGTGGTATTGCTAAACCTATTCTTGGTAATTTTATAGACAATACGCCTGGATTAAGACAGTTAGTTGGTGGAGTACAACGAACTGCAAGTATTTTAGGTGCTAAAATAAACAATGCTGGTTCTGGATATCGTTATCCTCCTATAGTTAATTTTAGAGACAAATGTAATATAGGGTATGGTGCTGTTGGTCATGCTATTCTTAATGATGAGGGTGGTATAAAAGCTATTATTATGGATTCTACTGGAGAGAATTATCCTGCACAGGTAGATGAAGATGTACCAACTCAATTAGGAATTACTACCATTCAAGTGGAAGCTGGTGGACAAGGATATGAACCAACAGATCCTATTATAATTCCTGGTATTAGTCCATCTGGTAATGTATTCATCGATATCCCTCCAGTTGTTGTTACTGGTGCTATAGATGGAGCTCCACTAGATTCTGTTGTCACTTCACCTGGATTTGGTAAAACTACACCTATATACGAAACTGTCGTAGAAAATGGAACTATAACTGCTGTTAAGGTTCTAAATATATTGAGGTTTGATGAGACACTCCCTACTTTTATAGTTAAGAGTAAGAATGGTGTTGGTGCTAGATTAAGACCTTTATTTGGTGATATTCCAACTGATACTCAAGTTGGTATCGTATCCGCAATCGACTGTATCTAATGACTGCACAAAAGAAAAATTACGCTAGAAGAGTCATTGACTGTAGAGGTCCACATTTCAGGATTGATAGTGGACATCCTCAAATTGGTGCTTCTGGTGCAGAAGTTTTTAAAATCTATGCTACTAATGATAATGATGATGTATTTTTAATCGATCATACTCAGGGTGGGTTGTCTAGAATTTTTGCTGACAAAACATTAGAGATTAGAGCTGGTGATAGAAATACACCACAAAAAATTGATATTAGAATAAGTGCTGCTAGTGGAAATATTGCTGTTAATGCTGATAATGGTTCTGTAAATGTGTCATCTAAAAATATTATGGTCAAAGCAACTCAAGACCTTGATTTAAACGGAGGAAGAAATGTTAATATTACTGCAGGATCTGGTAGGGTTCATTTAAAAGGAAATACTTGTTCTGCATCAGGAAAGAGAGGTAACTTAATTCATAAATCTTTTGGTCTTAATATGTTTGCAGGTTCTTATGTTCCTAACAATGTTCTTCAAGCAGCGTTTGGTGCTGATGCCTCAAAGACTATATTAGCTAAAGGTGAAGCTGCATTTGCATCTGCTGCTACTGGTGGATTTGGTGGATATCTTGCTGATTCTGTATTATCAAGCACTGGAATTGGTGGTGCTGCAGGTGGAAAAATCTCCGAACAATTAGGAGGATTATTTTAATTATGGGATATACTAAATCCAAAGATGGCACAGAAAAAACTGTACTAGGTGGTTCAGTTGAATTTCCTGATGAGGCTAATTTTCTTGCTGATGCAAAATTCGAGGGTGATCTCAATGTTGATGGTAATCTAAATGTATCTGGTAAAGCTACCATAACTGGTGATGTAATTGTAGAAGGATCGTTAGAGGTACAAGGAACTTTAAAAATAAAAATAGGTGGTCAGACATTTACTATATCTGGAACTAAATTGACAGGAGCTACAGGTAATGCACTCTTACCCACAGATAGGGTGTTAACAGTTTCATAAATGAGAAATCCAAGACAAGAAGGTTAAATGTATCTTAAGATACAGTTAAGGTGCTCTATATAATTCGGTTTATCTAGAAAAACTAATGAAAGCATTCGCAGTTGCCCTGCTCGGTTTAGGATTCATTCCTTCCGCAATCGCAGGTCCGTATGTATCCACTAA